TTGAATCTACCAACGTTTTGTTTGAATTTACAATCCAAGAAGGTTTTTATAATCCTACTCAAATGGTTACAGAATTACAAAATAAATTTAATTTTGTTGTTACACAAAGAATTAAAAAATATCTTATTGCTAATTCTCTTACGGATTTATTGACCGAATTTAACGATCAAGGTGGATATACTAAATTTGTTATTGTTTATAATTCTGTTGGGCAGAAAATCTGGTATGGAAATACATCAGATGAATTTATTATTGCAAATGAAGCCATATCACTTATAGGCACTCTATCCGATAATTTATTTTGTTCATCTAAAGCACAATTGCCAGAATTCGATAATTGGGGTTTACCAGCTAATTTAGGACTATCAAGATGTAATACTACAGCTGTTTCTATTAATGACTCTGCCACAGGAGAACCATTTACACCCAGATTTTTCTACGGCGATGTTAATCCTGGTGACAATGGTTTTTGGTTATTACCAGATCCAACTCTAACTGGTTCTGTTGTCTATTTTATTGAACCACCATATAAAATTAATTTTATGGGTCCGGCATATTTTTATATGGAGCTTGCTAATAATAATTGTATTGATGAAACATCACCGTATGCTGTAAACAAATTTACACTTACAACAAATATTACAAATGGTATTACAAATGCGGCTTTTGCTAAAATTGGAGTACCTACTACACCTATTTCACAGTGGTTTGATAGAGAGTCGTTACCATATAAAATGTATTGGCCTCCTGCTGATAGAATGAGGAAATTAAATGTAAAGTTTAGATATCACAATGGACAATTAGTCAATTTTGGCGCGTTTCCTTATTCATTTACTATTGAATTTACTACACTTTTACCAAATCAACCAAGAAGAGTTAATAACGTAGGTGTAAAATAAACTCTAATTTATATAATCATATTTTTATTTTATATATTATTCTTATAATATATAAAAGAGTAATGGCTAATTTTGCGAATTATGTAACCAATAATCTTCCTGGCATTAATGAGTATGAAGACATTTTTAATACTATAGCTCAAGCAAGAAAGTTAATGATGGAACCAACAGGTAATCCTCAACAAGAAAATTTAGCTGCTGCGCATTCTGTAGCAGGGTCTTTATTAAATTCTGGCTGGAATCAAGGAAATAATGGTATATTAATAAGAAATCTATCAGAACAAACTATAACAGACATACAAGAATATATATTGGAAGAAGATCCTGGTGAAACAACTGAGAATACAATGCGTCAACTTAAAAATTATATTCAAAATTATATTGATAATAATGTTGATAATAATCTTGCTGCTGCGGCTGCCGGTGGACGCCGAAGAAAATCCAAGAAGTCAAGAAAATCCAAGAAGTTAAGAAAATCCAAGAAGTCAAGAAAATACAAGAAGTCAAGAAAGTATTAATTATTCTTAAAAAATATCATACTTTTCCTTTAACCACGATTTTAAAATAGCCATATCGCATATTTTATAGTCTGTTTTCACATCATTATTAAATGGTTTTATATCGAAAAACTGCGGCTTCTTCAATTTTGCCGTCTTGTAAAAAATATAGTCACCTTTAGGTCCCTTTCTTATTGAAATATTTGCGCTTACTTCTCTAATTAAATTACTGCCTTCTTCCAAATACTTTTTTACCTCCTCAAATGTTTTCCATAGGTCTGTTACCAAACTCCTTTAAGGTCTTCGAATTTTTGTCCCAAGTTATATACAAACCAAATTTACCCTTTTGTAAAACCACGTCGTTACCTTCATACTTTCCTAATATGTAACGCTTTTTTACTACATTTTTGTCAATAATCTCTTCTATTGATTCATTGTAATCACCATTTTCTATTTTATGAATATCAATATCTTTTTTTATCGGTTTAAAATTGATTTGCTCTATACCATTTACTTCTTCTACACATTTTATAACTGGTCCATATTTGCCTACTAAATATGTATTATGGTCGTCCAATTTCACCTCTATTTTGCTTTCATCCTTTAAACCATCAACTAATGTATCTATTTGTTTATTGCATGTACTGCATAAGTTATACCATATTGTGTCACCTTTGGCGATTTTGTCTAATTCGTCTTCCATCTCTTTTGTATAGCTGTAATTAAATAAATCCGAAAAATGTTTGTCAATAAATTCCATCACGATTGTTCCTAATGGCTGAATCACCAGTTTTCCCTTTTCGTTACCAAATTCCCGTTTATTCTCTATTTCAAAAATTTCTCCATTTGACAACTCATAATCCTTACACACTAACTCCTTACCTTTTACATCATCTTTCTTGACATAACCTCTTTCTTGAATTTTGTCGACGAGAGAAGAAAAAGTAGATGGACGACCTATGCCCTTTTCTTCCAACAGTTGTACCAAACGTGCTTCTGTATAATGTTGTTTTGATCCTTTTATCGTAACCTTGGCAGTCATTTTTTTATATGGTATCTCTGTGTTTTGCTTAATTTGTTGCAAATACTGATATTCTTTATTTTCTGGTTTTATTTCATTGGTATACTTTTTTGACACTATTTTCCAACCGGGAAAATCAATTAATTCGCTTGTATAAGTGAATTTTGTATCTTGAAAAGCTGAAATACTTGCGGTTATTGAGAAAAATATTGCTGGTGCCATACAGCTCTCTAAAGTATGCTCCCAAATCAGTTTATACATCCTTTTCTCTTTAGAATCTAATGTTTCTGGAAGCTCAAAGAGAGAAATATTTGTTGGGCGAATTGCTTCGTGAGCATTTTGCCGAAGGCTATCGTTGATTTGCTGAAGGCTATCTTTTTCCTTTTTAACCTTTTTTACTTTTTTAACTTCCTTTTCTTCTTTTACAGATCCACTCGTCAAACTATCAATACTTTCATTTATATATTTGGCTTCATAATTGCGAATAATATAATCCTTTGTTGAACTAATAAAATCCTTGCTATACGTTTTTGAATCTGTACGCATATATGTTATATACCCTCCTTCATATAGCGCTTGACAAATTCGCATTGTTTCTTTTGGCGCATAGTGTAACTCATTACTTGCTGTTTGTTGCAATGATGACGTAGTAAAAGGCTCTGGTTGCTTCTTTACAGCTTTAATCGGTTTTGAACAAGTATAAATATGAGAGAAGTCAGCAGATCCATCCAAAAAATCAGTAATATCATCTTCTGTTTCGTACTTATTTTGAGGTGATAAATCAAATGCTATATTTGAATTTGTAAAAAACCCAGTTACATTATACACTTTTCTCTCTTCTGACTTTTTGATATCTTGTTCATTATCATAAATTAACCGGAGTGCTGGTGTTTGACACCTTCCTGCGCTCAAAGAATTATCCTTGCTCTTATTTATAAATTTCCAAAGCATCGGTGATATCTTGAAACCTACAAGTATATCCAATATTTGACGCGCTTGTTGGGCATGTACCAAATCCATATCGATCGTTCTTGGGTTTTTAATTGCGTGCTGAAGTGCTTGTTCTGTGATTTCATTAAATGTAATGCGCTTTGTTTTTTTTATATCCAAATTAAAAATCTCAGCTATACAATAACTGATTTTCTCACCTTCACGGTCATCATCTGACGCCAATATTACTTCATGTGCGTTCTTAATCTCCTTTCTTAAAAACTCAATCTGTTTTTTCTTTATAGCATTGTCAATAATCGTATATGTTGGTGTAAAATTATTTTCTATATCTATATTCTTGAGAGAAGGCAATTCGCGTAAATGTCCATAAGAAGCAACACATTTATAACCAGGACCCAAATATTCTTCGATTTTTTTACATTTTGCAGGAGACTCTACTATTACAAGAGTTGTAGTGGTGGAATATTTTTTTGACATAAATATATCTTAATATGTTGAGATATGTTTATGTTTTTTTATATTAAACTAATCTATTTCAAGCACGTTACCTAAATTTGAATGTGGAGAGAATAATATATATTCTTCTATAGAGTAACTATAATTTGAAATCACTTTTGGATACCAAAAACTATTTATATCTGGTTGATAAATACCATCTATGTTTTTATTATTTAACATTTTACATAGATTTAAAACACAATTTTTAACTATTGGATAAAGAGTTATTCTATTTAATCCTTCCCTTTTACCAATTTTATTAAAATTATAATTTAATATAAATCTGTAAATTTTTACTATCAAACTGGTATTATATCTGGATAATAATTCAATGAATTTGTTTTCCACCAAATATTTTATAAATAAAATAAATTCGTATTGCTTTGTCAAACTTATATATCCAAAAATAAATTCAAGCTCGTATAATGCTTTTTCATTATTATCCATTTTTAAAAACGGATGGTCGTAATCAATTTTAGATATTTCTTTACTGTCTATATTAATAAAAGGTTTAATATTATCTTTTGTATTCATAAATAATTTTTTAAAAAATACTCTGTTTTCCTCTGACATTTTAATTAGCCTTGTTTTGTTTGTAATATCCCATTTATATACACCATAGTCCGATTTCTTATATTTTTTCGCTTCAAATAATGACGGCGTGAACCAAGTAATATTATTATAAATACAATGCGTTTTATGTTTTTGTTTATTTTTTCTTGTATAATCTAAAATTTTTAAACCGTGTTTCTTTTTTTTTGATGCATATAATACAAATCCTGGTTCAATTACTTTTATATCGGGTTTATATGATTTTCTACGCGTTTTATTATGATTTGTACTTTTATTTTTTTTTGTCTTCATAATTATTATTAATATATTATAATATAAAATATTAATATTTATGAATTAATCTAACTACAATTAATTCATCTTCTTAAATTGCTTCCAAGAGATATTGACGTTTGCTTTCTTCGGCTCTACCTTTTCTGTTTCATTTGCGGCATCCAATTTCTCAGCTTTCTTTAAAGCACTGTCTACATAAATATCCTTCAGAATAGTACCCACTTGAAACGACCCCTCGTGCTGGTCTAAATGTCCGTCCTCTATTTTTTTCAAAATATCCAAAAATTGATATAGCAAATTAATATCAATCTCGTCTTTTTTTACTTTGTTAAAAATTTCAGTGTAATATGTAAACAAAAAATTCGATTCATTCATACATTCTTCAGCAATTTTTTCATTGTTGCCCCTATATTTAGCCTTAATCATAATCATATTGTTAATCTCATTCCTTAAAATTTGACTGTGTTTTAGATTGCGTATTAAATCGGTTTGGTCCTCGACATTGTTGGTCTTAATCATATTTTGTAATTGTAACCTTTGTTTATCGTCCATTTATAATAATTAAGTATTTATTTTTTAAATCTTTTTTCAATTTAAACTAATAAAATATATATTATATATTATATATATATATGTCTAATAATACTAATGATACTGGTTTACCACCACCAACAATGCAAGGACACATAGGCTCTCCAAACCAAGCGGCTTATAATAATATTACCCAAAGAAATTCTTTAGATGTCGAACGTGCCAGATCGGTTAGCGGAGGTTCTACGAAAAAGAAAGGAGGGGCTATTACAGTTCCTGTTTTACAAACAACGTACAAATCAGCTGGCAGTCCAGAACAAAGTCCAACAGGCATAGCGACTAATAATGCCATAGTAGCATCAACAAGCCAATCTCGTGCTGTAAATGACAACCTTGCAACGCAACAAGGCGGCAAAAGAGGAAAAAAAGGTGGAAACTCAAACTGGTTATGGGGATGCTATAGCGGCGGCAAAAGGAAAAAGACGCGAACAAATAAAAGAAAGACCAGAAGATATAGAAAAAAAACAAGACGCAATAAAAAATAAAGATAGTATTTGTGAAAAATTATATATTAATAATATAAGTTAATGCCATCTGGGAAAAATTGGATGAATTTTATATATATTAATTTAGCTTTTGGAATATATATAGCAGGTGTTTTTTATTATGGTCAAATGGCACAAATTAAAGCAAACTGGCCTTTATATCGCTGTAATCCTATGTACATGGGTCTTGCAGACGACATTGAAAGCAACTTTGTTTATTGTATTCAAAATATGCAAACAGGATTTATGGGTTATTTATTACAACCCCTTACATATGTGACAAGTTCTATGAGCAGCATGCTTGGAGGATTCTCAAATGACATAAATAATGTAAGAGCAATGTTTAATAAAATAAGAACCTTCTTTACTTCTATAATACAATCTGTATTTGGCGTATTTTTAAATTTGGTTATTGAATTTCAAAAAATTACAATTTCAATTAATGATTTGATTGGTAAAATAATAGGTACTATGGTAAGTCTTATGTATATATTAAGCGGAAGTATTACAACAATGCAGAGCACATGGAATGGTCCACCAGGTCAAATGATTCGCGCTCTTGGTAAATGCTTTCACCCTGAAACAACTGTTAAATTAAAAAATGGAACGATCAAAGCAATGAAGGATATTGATTTAGGAGACATTTTAGAAAATGGTTCAATTGTTGAATCTGTTATGAAAATTGACAATAAACAAAATCCTGTACCACTATATGTAATAAAGGGAGCTGGTGTTAATAAAGAAGATATTTATGTTACAGGTTCACATTTAGTATTTAATGATATTACAAAACAATTTATTAAGACTGAAGATTATTTTAACGCAAAATTATCTGATAAAAATACAGAATGGTTTTCTTGTTTAATTACAAGTGATCATAAAATACAAATAGGGGATGAGATTTTTTGGGATTGGGAAGACCATTTTTTAAAAAGTTATAAAGTATAAAGAATAAAGAATAAAGAAAAAAATAAAAAATAAAAAAACAATTATCTAAATTGAGAATATAGTAAATGAATAATTATCCATTTACTATATATGAATAAAAATAATGGATTTGAAAATTTAAAAAGTATGTATGATAATCTAAGTTATTTTGACCAATATGGTTCTTCCGTAATAATGTTATTAATACTTATATTAGTTTTAGTTTGTGTCATATCATATTGTTTAATTATGGTAAATGTACAACCAATTATAGATGACTGGCCAAATCAACGATGTAAACCTCAAATTATGCCTATAGCCGGGTTAATAACACATCCAGAAGGTGTCACAGCAACTGAATATACTTCACAAAATTTTAATTATTGTACTCAAAATATCTTGACCAGTATTACAGGAGACGCTTTACAACCATTAACATATGTCATATCAACATTTAAAAATATTGCTGAATCTATATCAAATGCATTGAATTCTATTAGGGGTATGTTTGATAAAATAAGAAATTATTTCGCATCTATTTCACAGGAAATTATGGGTCGAATTATGAATATAATGACGCCATTACAAGAAATAATTATTAGTTTTACAGATTTAATAGGCAAAATACAAGGTTCAATGACAGCCGGATTATTTACAGCATTGGGCGCTTATTATACACTAAAATCAATGCTTGGTGCTGTTGCGCAATTCATAGTTATTATATTAATTGCTATGGCTGTAATTATAGCCATCTTATGGATTTTGCCTTTTACTTGGGGTGCTGCCGCTACCGGAACAGCAGTATTTTTAAGTATTGGTATCCCTATGGCAATTATACTATCATTTTTAAGTCAAAAATTACATATTACCGGATTAAAATCAATCCCGCATTTAAAATGTTTTGACAAAAATACATATATTCCAATGAATGATGGTAATTCCAGAAAGATTAATGATATTCAAGTAGGCGATATATTAGCAAATAATAATATGGTTACTGGTAAAATAATTGTAGAAACTAAAGGGTCTGTAATGTACGAATTAGATGATATATTTGTATCGGATTCGCATATTGTCAAATATGGTGATAAATGGATTCCTGTATCAAAACACCCCAACGCCAAAAAATGTACATTTTATCAGGAACCCTACTTATTTTGTTTAAATACTACTAATAAAACCATTGTCATTAACGGCTATACATTCAGTGATTGGGATGAAATCAGCGATGAAGACATAAATAATATACAAAAAAATACGAATCATATGTTCAACGAAAAAAATGATATTCATAAGTGTTTAGATGGTGGATTTGTAGGAAATACTGAAATTAAACTTAATGATGGTGTTGTTAAACAAATCAAAGATATACACGTTGGAGATATTTTGGAAAATAATACAATCGTTTATGGAATTGTAGAAATTGATGGAAGAAGTTTAAATGGACAATATATTTTTAATTTAGGTAACAAAATAGTTGAAGGTGGCCCTAATTTAACTATATGCGATAAAAATATAAATGTGACATCTACATTGAATTTAATTGAAAATTATGATAGTTATTTAGACAATCAAATAAACTGTAAAAAACCAATAGGTAAAATAGAAAATAAGTTGTATCATTTATTAACTAATAAAAAAACATTTTATGTACATAATATTCGATTTTATGATTATAATGCTTCAATTGATTTATTTTTAGACAAAAGTAAAGGAAAATTATTATCTATGAAATATGTATAATATGGATATCTCAATATTTGGATATAAGATTGGATTGGAGATTTTAATCTTGATTGGCATTTTTATTTAATATTAGCAAGTCATACTCTTTGCGGTTGCTGTAATTTTTATAGTTTAATCGAAGGAATGGATACTAATGGTAGCAGTTCTAACGGTAGCAGTACTAATGGTAGCAGTACTAATGGTAGCAGTACTATGGGAAGTGGTCAAATGGCTCAACAAGTTAAAGCAAAGGTCCAAGCAAAGGTTCAACAGGCACAAAATAATATGGCACAAAATAATATGGCACAATCGTCAGTGACTTCAAATGAAGCTACTCCTGTAACACCTACTACTACTACTGAAGGATTTACTGGAGCTAATATTAATTATGGCGAATCATCTGTTTATAACCTAAATAGTACCCCTATTGATACTTCATCATGGAGCGCTCAAAATATGACTGTTGTACCCGGTCAACCATTGAGCGACGGTGTTAAGGCGTTTTTGGCTCGCCAAGAGCAACCTGTTCCTCTTCCTGAAGGCGAAATGTTGATGTTTGCAAATACACCTTTCAAACCTGAATGCTGCCCTAATACGTACTCAACAAGCACAGGATGCGCATGTATGACGGGTAATCAATATAATTATTTAATAACACGAGGGTCAAACAATGTCCCATATTCTGAATATTAAAAAAAGATTATGTAATATAATATTTTAATTATATTTATATATATTATATTATGGTAAAAACAAAAAAAAATGGTATTAAAAGAAATACAACAAAAAAACATGTAAAACATAGTTTAGTATTGTGCCCGGTAGGTTTAAAGCCATTTGAAGAAAATTTTACTAAAATGTTATCCAAAAGTACTTTTAAAAAATCAAGTGAATCGTTGAAAAAAAAATTTGTTAATCAATTATTGAGTAAATTTTCTCCACATAGTATTAAACCGGAAAATGATTTTTATGATTATATTAACTACACTTGGTTAAAAGAGGTCTCGCTTGAAGAACAACAAAAATATATAGTTCAGATAGATGATTTTAGATTAACTCAGGATAAAGTTTATAGAGAATTGAATCAAATTATTTTAGATTATATTAAAAATCATAAAAATAAGCTGTCAAAAAATCTTAAGAATTTTTATACTTCTGTCATTCATATGAATAGTATTAGTAATAGTAAAAAATTATCAAGAGAAGTTGTAGAAACTATAGATGCGTTTATTCAAGGCAACAATGTATGGTCTTTGTTAGCGTTTATTAATAGTAACGAAATGACTGCTTTTAATGCCCCGTTTGTTTGGTCTGTAAATCCAGATGATAAAGAACCTACAGTTTTTAGATGTTCTTTAAATTCACATACATTTATGGTTACTGATTTAAGTATATATTACGATGATGGCACTGATGTTGAATATAAAAAAAACTATAGAGATCAATTTAGAAAATATTGTCGAAAATTATTTGATACATGTTTAGGTAAAGGACATGGTTTTGATACAAATACAATTTTTGATGTAGAGGTTGAAATTTTTAACGCTCTTGGTTGCACTGATGTAGTTCAAAATGAAAAAGATTATAATAAGGTGACTGCTGATGAA